ATGACTTCACGAGCATGAACAGCCGCGTCGTCCCACTTCTCAGAAAAACCCGTTGCCTTAAATGTTCGAGTACTTGTATCAAATACGGCCCAAAGAGTCAACCCTGTCTTGGGTTCTTTCTCAAAAATTAGGTAATAGTCCTCTTTGTCGCTTTCAAAAATCTTCATCTGGGACCTCGTGCCGTAGCGGCATTTTTGTAAACATTGCAAGCGGACAGGTTTTGTCCCAGCAGTAGCCGCCGTCGTCGGGGGTATTGCCAGAGCAAGATATACACATCTTATCTATCGCCATTTGCAGCTTTGTGTGCCGAGCGCTGGAAGCAATTTCCTGCACGTCCTTTGGCCTTGATGCAAACCTTTCACGCAGGACGCTTGCGCGCTCAGGGCTTTTTGCCTGCAGAACCTGGATAAACTCGTCTTTGAACCTGTCGACGATATTCCTGTGCCCATAAATATATGCCTGGATGGTTCGGGCCGTAAAGTTAGGCATAATTTCCGCAAGTTTGTCAGCCGAAACTTTTCGGCTAGTCCCCGGGAACATGAGTTCAAGCTCTTGCTCAAGGTCGTCAAAGGTCATCAAAGAGCTCACTTGCTATCGCCCTCAGATTCTCCCTCTAGGAATAGATCGTCAGTCTCCCCGAGCGCAAGTGGCTTTCCCCAGGTGCCTCGCAGAAGAGAGATTGCAATTAGAGAATAGTTTGCCATGTCCATCAAGGTGTCCTCAAGGGATTCTTCTGTCTCGCCATCAATTTCGTCAAGGACCACTTTGCCATCAATGACCCGGCCCTGAAGAAACTTTTGCGCTCGTGAGACCTTGTCAAACGCGATCCTGCTGACAACACCATGAATTCCCAGCTGGTCAATGTTTGTATTTCCGTAGCGCGCTTGCTTGCGAATGAGAAGATTGAGGGCCTCGGAGAATATCGCTTGAAACTCTTCCTCAAAGCTACCCCTTGGCGCGGAGATTCCACCAACTACAAGTTCTGGGTAATCAACAGTCTTCATGCTACTCCCTTGCGCTAAGTGCGCGCTTGATCCCTGTTTCAAGGTCAATCTTTGGCGTGTATAGCTTCAGCATAGAGGATATGTCGGCCACCCGCCAATTCACCCCTTCGGGCTTGTCGGTGAGGAATTGGAACTTGGGGAAATAGCCCTCTGCCTTAGCCACCATTTCTCCAAGCTGCTGGAAGCTTGTCGGGTGACCAGTGCCGATGTTTAAGGGCCCGACATAATCTTGCTTTACGGCTGCGTCAACGCACCGAACTATGTCGCTAATATGCACAAAATCCCGCGTTTGCGTTCCGTCGCCCCAAATCACAAACGGGTTATCTCGATTCTTCCCTCGCTGGATAAATGATGGGAATGGGTAATCAAGCGCCTGATCCTCGCCGTAGCCGGAGAACGGTCGGAATACGTGCGTGCGCACGCCCTCTGCCTCCGCGAATTGCGCCAGGTATTCCCCTGTAAGCTTTGACCAGCCGTAGGTCAGGTCTGGGTTGCTGATGTCGTTAAGGTTAATGTCTGACTCGCTAAGCTTCTTATGCGACTGCTTTGTTTGAAGCTTTATTGGGTAGGCTGCCGATGAGGAGAAGTACACAACTCGTGGCTGCTTCGTCCTAATGGCCCACTGCCACATCTCTGCATCAATAGAAAGATCAACGGCAACCGATAGCGGATGCCCCTCAATCTTCGCCCGGCCGCCAACGACTGCAGCAAGATGAATTACCAGATCAAACTTTGTGTGGTTTGCCAGGCTAAAGAATTTTCGCACGTCCATTGAGTCAACGATGTCTACCCCAAGAATGGTGTGCCCCTGCTCTTCGTAAAACTTCTGAAAATGCCTGCCAACAAATCCACGGTGTCCGGTAATGAGGATATTCATTTTTGGATTTTCCTTACATCTTTCTGGAATTGGCTTTCCGTATATTTACGATAAGACTCTTCGTCTTTTTCATAAACACTTTGGTGATTGACCTCTTTGTATCCGGCATCAATCGTTGATTTTCCGGCCAGGTAATGCATATGCTCAATGACTACGTCATGACGGTAGCAGAGCGAGCCAAGCGCCGTGCCGAGATCTTTCCAGAAGTTATCCATGTACATGTGGACCAAAACTGGCGGCACCATGTACCCGATGGCCTCAACAATGCTAGCCGACATCATCACAGCTGTTGGTAGATTTGCCCCCTGAAGCAAGTCGTTGCCATATGCAAGCCCAGGACCTTCGTCGATCATATTTGCAAGGCGAAGATCCCAGCTCTTGGTTCGAGGCCGGTGATCGTCGCCCATGAACGATAAATAGTCGTACTTTTCCGCATACTTAACTGCAAGAAGGTTGAGCGTCCCACCCATCCGAAGCCTCGGGTTGCGCTCGGAGCGCTCAAGGACTTCTGCAGAGTAGTCGCTGACGTCGTCGTCATCAAGCCCAAAAACAATGTCAGACATCACTGCTGTTTTATTGAATTCATGAAGAAGCTCTAGTGCGCTTTCCGGACGATTCCTTGTGGGCACAATAAGTAGGTTACGCCTGTCCATGGTCCCTCCTAGTTTTGATTTCAATAAGCCATTGGGCCTCAGCTTCAGAAAGCCGAACAAAATCTCCCGAATCATAGTTTCCGGGAAATTGCACAGAGTACGGCTCTAGGTCATCTGGCCATCGCGGCTCAAGCTTCATCGACATGTGAAATGCCGAAGACCACAGGTACCAGATTGCCGCTGCCTTAGGCGTGGGCGGTGTGTGCTGATTCATGGCTGGACTATACCACAGCTAGCGTAGATTTTGCGTTTGTTGACCCAGACTATTGGTATCGGTACTTTGGTTTGGTATCGCCTTCCGACCGCGATACGGCGCCCTTGGACGTTGATCCAAGGTGAGGCGGGGGGTTCAACCCAGTCGGTTGGGTGAGTAATTGGCCAAGGTACGTCGACGGACGAACTGCCGGGCCGTAATTGCTGCCCTCCGCCAATACTGGAGGAGCTATGGCACCAAAAGGTAAAACTTCGGTAAGCAAAGAGAAAAAGGCTCCGGCCCTGACCGGCCAACGCTGCGCGTCTTGCGACAAGCCTATGTTTTCTAATGAAATTACTACTATTTTGTCAATTGTTATTAGCGCGGCCGGCTCGGCCACTAAGCGTTACATCCACAGACACAAGAAGTGCTCATGACCACAGGAACAGAAGTGACCCTGGACGACCTTGAGTGGAAAGATGAGGGCTGTGGCGACCCGTGCGCCGAGCACCTTGTCTCCCGCCTATGTGAAGTCTGCTTGATTGCTTTCTTTGTGTGCCCGGAGCATGAAGGGTCTGTGGAGGCGTGCGGTGACTGTTCGTAAGGGCATTAAGGTCGAGCGGAACCTAGAAATCGGCGAGCTTTTCTTAGACGGCTATACCGCCAACGAGATTGGCAGGATGATGGGCATTAGCAAGCAGCGCGTTTCTTTTATTTTGCATAATTTGGGAATCCGCGCAGAGGAAGAGTTCACAACGGTAATACTCCCCCAGCCAATGATTGTTGCCCTTGATTTTGGCGATGCCGTTTCTGAGCACATGATTGGCTGGTCAAAGATCGGCCTTATACCCAAGCCTGATCAAATCCTTGAGACAACCAGGGAGAAGGCGCATGAGGCACTGCGGGAACTATCAAAGCTCCCAAATGTTTGCGCTTACATACCTATTATTGAAGGGGAGGACCTTCCTGGTCGAGAGATTAGGTCAGACTGGCTTGTATACGCCTATCCCCTAAAAGAGGCCCGGGTTACTTCTTCTGCGATTCCAGCTGGCTTGGAACGTTCTTTAGACGAGCTACTGCCGTAGCATCAAAGCGGTACAAGCTAAACCCAACATGCGTTGTTAGCGCGTCAAGCTTTGCGTACACCTTGAATCCGGACTTCCTTGCAAGGTTGCAAAAAGATACATCTTCTCCGGCGTAGTCTTTGTATTTTACTCCATCTTTTTCGGCCCACTCCATGTCGTACCGGAAGAACTCGTGAATGATTTTTCCGTTCACCATGGTCTTGTCATCCGGGTTGTCTGCCATAATCTTTTGCAGTGTGCTCCTTGCTACAAGCATCACACCGGTGCCGATCCACTTGACCTTTGCCAGGCCATAATCATTTGGGCGAAGGTAATCGCTAACCCCAAGGTGAAAGTTTGCATCTCCAAGAATGGCGGGGATTCCGTCTGCCGGAAAGTCTGGGTTGTCCCGAAGGGTCTTAGCAACGCGATCCCACTTGGCAAACTTCTTTGAGCACGGAAATCCAATTACTGCGTCTTCCAAGTGTGGCAACGCCGCAAGGACATCCTCTGGCCGGTATGCAATATCAGAGTCAACCATGAGCAGCCAGTCAGCTTCGCTCCTAAGAAAGTCGTCTGCTAAATGGTTTCGCGCCCCAGCAAGCAGCGAATTGCCAATGTGCAGCTGCATAGAAAAATTGATGCTGCTTTGATAAAGCGCCGTCTTTAGCCCCGACAAAGATTGTGCATACTCTGCCGACACGCGCCCGTCTAGGGTTGGCGTTGCCAACATTAGCTTAGGGTACTTCTTTGCCGGCATTAGTTTGTCTTCTTGTGGCTTGAGGTGAATCCGGCGCCCTTTGTCTTCTGCTCTTCCATAGCCTTTTGAGCTGCTTCAGCAAAGTTTGCAAATGCCATCATGAACCCTTCTTGCCGGGCTTGTTCAATCCTTGGCATGGCCGAACCAAACCCAGCTACCGAGCCGATAAGAACCCCAAAAAGTGTTCCGCCAATAAATAGTGCGACTTCCATGTTACTCCTCTCGAGCTAGAGCCCTAAGGGCTTCCAGGTCGTACTTTAGGTTGACTTGGCCGGCATGTGTCGACCGAGCATTCAACTTGACATAGATCTTACCACCGATAGATCGCCAGTCGTCACAAAACGTGTAGTCCTCACCAATGAAGTGATTATCTCGCCGGCCGTAACGAAAATACTCAACTGTTCGATGGGTCACGCTGCCGACATCCTCAAGGTACCAGCGGTCCGGAAAGGCCTTCTGGTATTTCTCGAAAGCTCGCCGCGAGATAATCATTGCCCCGGTCCCAGCGTGCGTGGCCTCAAGCAGGCCTAGCTCTTCATCCTGCTTTGTGGGATATGGTGCGGCGGGGTCCAACACAAAGTTTGGCATACCAAGGACTCCCTGAATTGCTTCGGCAGAAACCTCCGGATGCTTGCGCATCATCCCAACACTTCGGTCCCAGTCAATGGCTCGCTTAAGGCATGGCAGCGCCACTATGTCCTTGTCCGCAATCATTGCCATCATGACATCTTCCCAATGCACTGAAATGTCAGCATCGAGAAACAGCATGTGGGTAGCTTTTGTTTCATCCATGAACTGCGCGACGCACCGGTTCCGAGCTGCAACCAGCATGGAGTTGCCGATGACAAACGACCAGGAGAATGGCACGCCAACAGTTAAGCAGGCTTGCTGAATCCCCAGGAGCGAATGCACGTATCCGTGGTTCACCTTCCCGTCGATAATTGGCGTGACCGAATACAAAGATAAGGGCGAGGCCTTGGGGGGCTGGTCTGCCTTTTGGTCTTTGTTCCGTTGCTTTTTATTTCCCATGCCGGGATCATACTCCACGAAGTCAGCTCTGTGCAACTTTTTGTTGTGGCCTGTTTTGGGGAAGGGGGGGAGAACCTTTAAGGAGAGGGG